CAGGAAGATTTGATGCTCAATATCTTCATTATGACCCTCTAGGAGTTAGAGATAGTTATTATTCTTCAGCTCAAGATAGTCAACAAACTAATGGACCTATAACAATAATTCCAGGAACAAGAGATTTATCTGCTGTTGATAATGAAACTAACTTTAATGATATGGCAGAAACCAGAGGAACAATCTTCATTTATGAATTAGAAGATTCATCAAAAGGAGAAATTAGATATTAAATTTGCTTATAAATAAAATAAATAAATAAATAAAAAAAATAAATTTATTAATTAATTACATAATTTTTTAATAACATTATTTATATTACTTTCTTGTGAACAAAATTGAAATATTTGTGCAGGTGTCCATTTATTAGATATATCTTTATCAATTATAATATTTTCTTTATTATAATAATCTTTTAATAATTTTATTAGATTCTCATTTGTACATTTCATAAAATGAATTGCATTATCAATTCTTCCAGGCCTAATTAATGCAGGATCTAGTTTTTCAAAATGATTAGTACTCATCATTATAATTTGACCAGTTCTCTCAGGAATACCATCTAATATATCTAATATATGTGATAAATTTAATTCATTTTCATCAGATTTATTTTTACATGTATCTTTTATTTCAGAATTTTTATTCTTTGAGTTATTATTAATTATAACAGATGACGGTCCTATACTATTATCTGGTTCATTTTTTTTTTTATATTCATCTTTATATAATATGTCAGACATTCTATCAACTTCTGAAAATATATATATTCTTTTATCATAAGGTACCTTAAAATCATTTATTTTTTCTGAAAAAAATAATTTATTTGCGATAGACTTATTTTTAATTTTTGATAAATCGACTTTTATCATATGTCTATTTAATTTTTTTGCTAGACATTTCTCAAAAGATGTTTTACCACAGCCAGGTTCGCCATAAGAACATATACCTAATGTGTATGGTTTTCCATGCTTTTCATACCATTCCTTATTAGTTGTAAAAAAATTTATTTGATTCATAATTTTATCTTTATTTTCGAAATAAATTTTATTAATATTACATGTTGTACTAAATGGATAAATAGTAAATACCAAATCATTATCTTCGCTAATTCCATCTAATTCAAATATAAATTGTTTTTTATTAACAATATAATTTAAATTTTTAATATAGTCTTCTTTTGTTTCTTCAACAAAATTTTGTAATGATTCTAATGTATGTGTTTTTGAATAAATAGACATCACATATGTTTTTTGATTTCTTTTATTACCTTCATCTGTGGATGATTCATCTTTTTGGATAAATTTAAAATATATTTTACCAATATTTTCATTAATCATGTAAAATTCATCTTCTTGATTAACAATATATAATATTTCATGAAAGAACTCATCACTATCGGTATCATCCTGATAACATTCATTTTCATTATATTCTTTCAAATATTTTAAATTAAAAATATTTTTTTTTGCAATATTTTCTTTTATTAACCATAATAATGATTTAAAAATCAAGGATCCTTTCATATTTGAACCATGATAATAATTTTTAGTTTCAGTACAATTAAATTCTAATTCTGCCTTGATATCTTTTTTATAAGAAAAAAAATTTATTATTCTATTAGGAATTTTTTTAAGTAACACTATATTAGAAAAAATAAAACTGGTAAATGTAATAATAATACCAGTTAATATAGTTTGTATTATAACATTATCAGAATGATAATTTTTTAGTAAAGAATTCTTTAAAATTTCTTCTGTATTCATAGTATTTATATAATAAAATTATTCATTCTAAATTATATATATTAAATATCAATTTTTTTAAAAATAATAATATTAATATAATATTATGTCTAATACTAGAAATATTGGATATGGAGCAACACGACTTCAATTAAAACAATTTGATTTAAGTAAGATGGTAGATCATGCAACAATTGCTATGATTGCTAAAAGAGGATCTGGTAAAAGTTGGGTATGTAGAAATATAATGCATAAAAAAAAAGATATACCATGTTGTGTAGTAATATCACCTACTGAAAAATTAAATTCATTTTATGGTAATTTTATTCCTCCTTTATATATTTATAATAAATATGAAAGTTCAATTTTAAGTCGTATATATGGAAGGCAGGCCCAAATGATGGAAGATAATAAAAAACGGGTAGCGGCTGGAAAAAATACAAAAGATGATAGATTATTTCTAATTATGGATGATTGTATGAGTTCGAAAGGTAAATGGTTAAAAGATGAACAAATTTTAGAACTTTTTTTTAATGGTAGACATCATCATGTGTCATTTATTTTAACTATGCAATTTTCTTTAGGTATACCACCAGAATTAAGATCTAACTTTGATTATATTTTTTTATTAGGAGAAGATTTTATTAGTAATAGAAAAAGATTATATGAACATTATGCTGGTATGTTTCCAACATTTGATATTTTTCAACAAGTTTTTAATGAAGTTACTACTGATTACGGTTGTCTGGTAATTAATAATAAAATCCACAGTAAGAATATTGATGAAAAAGTATTTTGGTTTAAAGCAACTCCTGTTTCTGATTTTTCAATTGGTAATAAATCTTATAAAAATTATCATGATAAAAATTATGATGAAGACCATGGAACAAAATTACCATTATTTGATCCAAATACTGCTTTACAACATAAGCGAAATGCTATTAATTTAGTTATTGAAAAAATAAAAAATTAATATTTAATTATATTAATATATCTATTTTAAATAGATATATTAACAATAATAAACTAAAATTCAAACCAAGGTGATGAGTCATCAAACATTTTTTTATAAATTTTATTTAATTGAATAGGGTTGTTAATATCATTTTCTTTTTCTATATATTTATATTGTATTTTATTCGACGGACAGTTTGTACTATCTTTTGCTATAGAATAAACAATACATAACAAACCAAAAAAGAATAAAATTAATGATATATTTTTATATGTCATTTAAGATACATTTAGATATTTTTTTCTGTTAATTTTGATAATAATTTTTTTGTCTTTTCTAATTCATTTTCTGTATTAGATATTTCATCGTCATTAATTTCAATTTCTTCCAAATTATTTAATGTTTTATTTTTTGATTCAATCATATCAGTTGCTTTTTGTTCTAATTTTTCAATTTCTTCATCAATATTTGTTAATGTTGCTTTTAGATTTTTTTCTAATAATTCATTTTTATTATCTTGAGATTCTGTTAGTTTATTTAAGTCATCTAAAACCTCATTTCTATTTTCTTTTCTTGTTTTAATATTATGTTCAATGTTTTCGTGAATCATATTATTTTTTCTTTGTTGTTCAAAATTTTTAGCTTCAATTTGATTTTCTCTGTAAGATTTCATTAATTGATGTAATTCTTCTTCAGCATAATTACTTTCTTTTACTTGTTTAGAGTCTGGTTCAGGATCCCATGGTAACCATTTTCCAACTTCACCTACAAATACATTATGATATTTATCTATATTTCTAAGTTCTTCAGCATGAGCTTTAGCTTCGTCATAAGTTTCGAATGAACCTCTTACCTTTAACCCCCTAATTTTACAATTTGATATTCCTTCAGGAGATAAAAATGATAAACAAACATATTTTTGGTCATTAATAACTAAATCTTCAGTTAAATAATCTATTTTTGTACTACTATCACACATTATAAAGTATTAATAGATTTAAAAGGTATTTCTTTAAACTATTTTAAAAAAAAAATATTTTTATTTATTATAATGACATCAAAAAATAATAAAAATAATATAATTAAGCATAATAATGTAGATTATTCTGAAGTAATCAAAAGAATTATAAAATATAGTCTTGAAGGTCTTGCTGTTGCAGTTGCAGCAAGATATATTCCGAAAGAAAATATCGAAGTTCAAGAAATTATAATGATTGCAATAACAGCTGCATGTGTTTTTGCAATATTAGATATGTATGCACCAAGTGTATCAAGTGCTGCAAGACAAGGTGTAGGTATTGCTGTTGGATCAAGTATTGTAGGAGGAATACCATTAGCAGTATAATATATTTATTTTAACAACTAGCATAAAATTCCCAATTTACATGATAACATATTTTTTTCCAAACTTTATCTTGATGCAATAACTTCTCGTGAGATTTTAATAAAGGAAAACATGGTAAAAATTCATCTAATTCTAATAATTCGCAAAATTTATGTAAAATATAGGAATAACTTAAAAAATTCTTTCTTCCATGTGGTCTATATAATGCAAATGGTTCTTGTATTTCACGAAACATAAGCCTTAATTTTCTTTCAGTTTCTCTAGTTAATTTAGGCGGAGGTAAACCATTTAATTTATTAATAATATGTGGAATATGTTCATAGTATTTATTTAATCTTAATTTTTTTAATATTTTACGCATTTTTACTCCATTCAAATTTGATAAATTTACAATACGTAAACTATTAATTTCACCCAATATTTTGTCATATACCTCTTTTGGAATTTCTGTTGATTCTTTAGCTTGGAATTGATTCAACCATTCGTTAAAATGATTAATTCTTTTATATGCATATGTTGAAGTATCTTTTGTTGGATCCTTATAATTTGGTTTATCACTATCTACTATTGCCATCTCACATTCACCACATTGTGTGCAAATATACATACCATCACATGCTGACAATATTTTTTCTATATTACATTCGGGACAATATTTTATACTACTATAATCTTGCTTTTTTAATCTACAACCTTCCACTATTAATAAATAATTATCATAAATAGTTGCTCTACTTTTTTTTGTATTTATTTTATTATTTGTATTATTACAATTATTTTTCTTACTTAAAAAATCCATAATACTTACACTATTTTCACTTTTTGTATTTTTAATAACTCCATCATCTTCAATAATATTGTAATAATCACATAATAAATTTATTGTATTTGAATAATAATCTAATTCATCAATATTATTTTCAATATCATATATTTTCTTTTCTAATTCTTTAATATTATCTTTTAATTTTGCTTTATTACTTATATCATCAAGTGTACAATTATAATAATTTAAATTATTATAATCTAACAATTTTTTATTTAATTCCTTTAAATTAGATTTTAATTCAGGAAGAGAATTTTTAGTTTTTATAAAGTAATTAATTTTATTTTTATGTTTAACATCCAGTGTCATTCCAATATTTTTATTTTTTTTTTTTTTATGTACTTGTTTCTTTGGTTTGTATTTAAAAGTTGACATCTCTAGTATAATGAGTATAAAGAAAAAAGCTTTTAAATACTTTTAAGTATTTTTTAATAAAATACTTAAATAATAAATAATTTTATCAAATTTATTTATTTATTTATAAAATATGTCATTTTATCAAATTTATTTATTTATTTATAAAATATGTCATTTTATCAAATTTATTTATTTATTTATAAAATATGTCATTTTATCAAATTTATAATTTTTATTTAATTCAAAATTGTCTCTTGCAAGATCTCCTGGTGTTATTAGATGTGATTTTGTATTATTTTTAAATATTCCTAATTTTTTATATATTTCAGCAACATATTGAGTGCAAAACATTTTATCATCATTATTTAATAATTTAGATAAACTTTCTATTTTTAGATGTGCTAAAAACCATTTAAAAGAATTATCTTCAAATTTTATAATTATAGAAAAATATAGAATCTTTTCTAATAATTTTTTATTTATTTCATTTTTTTTTATTAATTTTCTAACTCCAAATTTATTTCCAGCATAGGATTTCATTTTTTCCTCAAATGATAATAAATGTGCACCATATTTATTATTTTTTTTTGTTAAATAATCGTATAAATTTGTTAAATCACATTCTAATATATATATTTTTCCACTATTTGACTTGATAATAATTCCAACATGGGAATATTTAGAATTTAATACATATCGTATAGCTTTTCCTATAGTATCAGTTGATGAAAAAAATACCATATCTCCGGTATCTAATGAATTTTTAATACCATCATATGTTAATGTTATTTTATGATTTATTTTAGGACATGAATTGATTAATAAATAGAAAAATAAAATAAAAAAAATAATACCAATTATATAATCTAAAGTATTTTTCTTAAGATCATCATACAATATCTTTATTAAAGTCATTAATTATTATATATATAAAAAAATATAAAATATAAAATTTAAAATTTTATATTATATATATATATATATATATATATATAAT